AAACTGTCCCAATGACGGTAGAGAATTATAATGCTCATCTGGAAGCTGTAGATAATTGGATAGGTCCCGGAGCTGAAACGGCTAATAAAGTTTTGGACCAACATATAGTTGAACTTGTGGGCATGGTAGATGACGAACAAGGTACTTGGACAAACATGACTGCCGAACAACAAGAAAATTACATTATGTCCGGTTTGGAAAGACAGCTCCAAACTGATCCATACATGAAAAAGTTAAGGCAACTTGGTTTAACCCAACGATTAGAGGGACTTCCACCAAGTCGATGGTCCAGTGAATTAAAAGTTATTGCGGACCAATTACAGACTCAAGCAGAAAACGTAGGCGCAGCTTATGAACGCTACGCAGAGGGCCGTGGTGTGCATCCAATTTGGGGTGCTAGAATGGGGTCTATTGATGAGACCGGTTCCGGTTTTGGTTATTCTTCGTTATCTATGGGAGGAGGATCAGGAGGAGCTTATTTAGGCCCCGGCGATGATTTCTTCCCGGATCGTATTTCAGGTAGCGGACGACTACCAGCCGCTGGCGGTAGTTGGGGCGGACTTAATCCTTTTGCTGAAGTACCCGGACCCGGCGACCCAATGTACGCGGATTATTTAATGGATACTATGGGTCCCGGCAAAAACATTCAGAACGAAATACAAGCGATGGTAGAGCCTTCGCTTCCTTTCTTTGAAGCCGTTGGTGAAGATGGTAAGTATTATTTGATGAGCAAAGAAACGGGTGAAGTATTATATGGCCCGTATGACAACCCCAACACAAGCGGCGGTGGCACAAGCCCCGGAGGCGGCATGGCGCATGGCGGACCGGTTGTGCGTAATGTAGGGGAAACCGAGGGCATTGCAGGTTTGTTTGAAGATATGATGGGTCCCGGTAGAATAGATGAAACAGAAAGAGTATATGAATACCCCGGAGGTACGATGACCGAGCGTGTATCCCGTGGTTCCTTTAATATGAGGACAGGCTAATGGCAAATGGTGACAGACCCCCGGTTTCTTTGATAGACCGAGCCCCTATTGGGTTGAACGAGGATCAACTGGAAGCTGTTGAGGTTGAGTCAATTGTAAATAATCTGGAATCCGAAGAATTGCCGGAAGGCATTGAGATCATTACGGAAGACGATGGTGGCGTTACTTTAGACTTTGATCCGATGGTTAATCGGGAAAGGGAAGACGATTTTTACGCAAATCTGGCTGAATTCATGGATGATCGTGAATTAGGCAGCGTTGCTAACGATTTAATGGACCAGTACCAGTCTAATAAGGCGTCCAGACACGACTGGGAAGAAGCCTATTCTAAAGGTTTGGAGCTTTTGGGGTTCAGTTATCAGGAAAGAACACAGCCTTTTCGTGGCGCAACGGGGGTAACACACCCTCTTTTGGCTGAAGCAGCCGTTCAATTCCAAGCACAAGCCTTTAACGAGCTATTACCTTCGTCAGGACCGGTTAGAACCACTGTAATGGGTAGCCAAACGCATGACAAAGAAGAGCAGGCCGTGCGTGTTAGGGACTTTATGAACTACTACATCACGAACGTGATGGAAGAATACACCCCTGAATTCGATCAAATGCTGTTTTATTTACCTTTGGCGGGTTCTACCTTCAAAAAAGTCTATTTTGACGACGCATTAGGGCGTCCTGTTAGCAAATTTGTACCGGCTGAGAACCTGATTGTGCCTTATGAGGCTAATGATCTGGAAACTTGCCCAAATATTACCAATGTTGTGCGTATGTCGCTTAATGACTTACGAAAACAGCAGGTAGCAGGCTTTTATCGGGACATTCCGGTACATCCTTCGCAGTCTGAACCAGACAGTTTGACCAGCGAAGAGGACTATTTAAGTGGAATGCGGCCTTCAAATGTCGAATATGACTGTACTTTGCTTGAATGCCACGTCGATTTAGATCTTCCGGGGTACGAAGACAAGGACGAAGATGACGAAGAAACGGGCATTAAAGTCCCTTATATCGTCACTATTAGCGAAGATAATGGTCAAGTTTTGGCTATTCGTCGTAATTATGGGGAAGATGACCCGTTAAAGGCTAAAACCCAGTATTTTGTCCATTATAAGTTCCTTCCCGGCTTTGGTTTCTACGGAATGGGCTTAATTCACACCATTGGTGGCCTTTCTAGGACAGCAACGGCGGCTTTACGACAGCTAATTGATGCTGGAACCCTCTCTAACCTCCCAGCGGGCTTCAAAGCCCGTGGGTTGCGTATTCGGGACGATGATGACCCATTACAGCCCGGAGAATTCCGGGACGTAGACGCGCCCGGAGGAGCTATTAGAGACAGTTTACTGCCGTTACCGTTTAAAGGCCCTGATCAGACGTTATTTCAGCTTTTAGGCTTTGTTGTGGACGCTGGAAGGCGTTTTGCCACGATAACAGACATGAAAGTAGGGGATGGCAACCAACAGGCCGCTGTAGGCACTACTTTAGCAATGCTGGAACAGGGAACTCGCGTAATGAGTGCGGTTCATAAGCGTATGCACTACGCCATGCGGGTGGAATTTAAGATTTTAGCGCGGGTAATGGCGGAAAGTCTGCCTCCTGTATACCCTTATTCCGTTGCTGGGGCAGATCAGCAGGTTAAAGCGCAGGATTTTGATGACCGTGTAGACGTTTTACCAGTATCAAACCCCAACATTTTCTCCCAAAGTCAACGCATTACGCTTGCTCAAACGGAGTTACAGCTTGCTATGCAAGCCCCGGAGCTGCATAACATGCCGGAAGTGTACCGTCGCGTGTACGATGCGATGGGGGTCCGGGATATTGATAAGATCCTTGTTTCTGAAACGCCGGATGAAATCGTGCCAAAAGATCCTTCGATGGAAAATATGGACGTTTTGGAAAACGGTGCTCTTCGAGCCTTCAAAGGACAGGATCATCAAGCGCACATGATGACTCACTTGTTGTTTATGACAGGTGGTGTAGCCGCGCAAAACCCCCAGATTCAAGTGAAACTGACCAAACATTTGACAGAACACGTTCGATTGCAGGCGGAGGAGCAGGCTGAGCAGATGTATGCCCAGCAGAATCCCAATGCAGCTCAACAAGACCTGTCTCAGGATTTACAATTCCAAGCACTGGTTGCTCAAATGGAAGCCCAAGGAACGCAACAACTGCGGGATCTGGGAATGCAGGTAGCTGGCGCACAACAGGGCGAACAGCAGCAACCTGATCCGTTAATTGCCTTGAAGCAACAAGAGCTTCAGATCAAGCAATCACAGGTCCAAGGCGATCTTCAAAAGGATCAAGCAGAGCTTGCTATGGATCAACAGCGTATGCAGAATAAAGCTTCTGAATTTCAACAGCGGTTGGCTAGTCAAGAGCGCATGACGGATGCCAAGATTGATGCAGCGCGGGAAAGAGAAATTTTACGACAAAGAGGTAAACAATGAGCGCAGTTAAGATACACGGAGCCCCGATAAAGGAGCCGCCAAAGCCTGTAGCCAAAGCGGTTATACAAGGACAAGGCAGTATTCCTTATCCTAATCCAAAAGAACAGAAAACCCCCAATGTTAGCCAACCCAAGATTTTTCGTGGTAAAAAACGAGGAATGGGCGCAGCAGAAAGGGGTGGTCGCTACATGAGCTGCTAACCATGCCGTTAAAGCGAGGTTCTAGCCGGAAGACCGTCAGCAAAAACATCAAAACTTTGCAAAACGAAGGTCGTCCTCAAAAGCAAGCAGTGGCCATAGCTTTAAATAAAGCAGGGAAAAGCAGACGTAAAAAATCACGGTAATGCGTGAGGGTTTTGGCGTTTATGTTGATTACGATCATCGACGGTAATGTTGTCGATGGGGCTGAATCTATGCTTTTTCGTGATATCCACCGCTGTCAACAATTCGCCTACTGGATCGAACACAACTGCCGGGATGCTCGCTGCCAAGGGGGTGTTAAGCAACAAAAAATCACCGCCTATTGTAAGCCGGTTATGGCCGGATCTAATCAAAAATTTTGGGATTAAATATGAGTGTTTATAGTTGTAGTTTTTACATTGCTGAAGAAAAAAGATTTGTCGAATGGGACGAATATATTGCTTTTTATAAGCAGCAAGACAAGGGTTCGGCATGACTAAAAAGCTACAAGAAAATTCAGTTTGGGCTAAGTACGACATTGATCAGGATGGAACCGTTAGCGATGAAGAGCTAGAGCGGGCCACTCAAATGATCGAATTAGACCTTAGAGAGGAAAAGCAAGACTCTCAGAGGCGTATAGCGTGGGTAGCGATGGCTTCTATGGTTGCGTATTCATTGCTTCCTTTAATGCCGTTTGTTCCAGAAGACAGGCTTAGTACCCTTTCTGCTCTTTCAGATATGCTTTTTCTTTCGCAAGCTTCGATTATCGGGTTGTATTTCGGCGCTACGGCTTATATGTCTCGCAAACCATAATTGGAGGTGAGTCATGATTATCGAAAGCGTAGCTGCGGCTGCGGCAATCCTAAACCAAATTGGCAAATTAATAGAGACTGCCAGTGAAGCACAAGGCGGGGCGCAAAGAGTCATGTCTGCTATCCTTGATTTCGGTCAAGGCTTGGATGATCTTGAGAAAAATGAAAGAGAAAAGTTTGTTAATGTCAGCCATAGTGATCTGCTCAAAATTTCTATGATGCGTAGGCAGCAAGAGCGGTATGAAAAGGATCTTGAGAATATGCTCATAGTGGTCGATCCGGCTCTTCACACAACCTATGTAAAAGCCAAGGCTGACCAAGCAGCAAAACGCAAGCGACACATGGAGATGCTGGCCCAGCAGAAAAAACAACGGGCAGAGTTAGTCCAACGTATTATATTGATAACAGTG